CGGGCGCCACCGGCAACGAGATCAACATCGGCGCCGACGTCGACGAGACCCTGGCCAACGCCATCGCCGTCCTCAACGCCTCCGTCGAGGCCGACGTCGACGACGCCACCTACGACTTCGACGCCTACGACGAGGAGGTTGGCTTCGGCTACCTGCTCATCACCCACGACACCCCCGGCGAGGACGGCAACGCCTTCACCCTGGCCGTGTCCGGCGCTGACCTGGCGACCCACAACGCCACCCTCATCGACGGCGATGACGGCGATGCGATCGCCACGACCTCCGACCCCATCCTCCCCGCCGGCGCCGTCGACTTCATCGAGGTCCGCGCAGGCTGGCGCCTGTCGGTCCTCCGCGTCTCCGCGGACGGCTACGTCTCCTTCACCGAGATGAAGTGATGCCTGGCTGGATCGGCGTCGATCTCGACGGCACCCTGGCGGTCTACCACAGCGGCCAGCACGCCGAGATCGGCGCCCCCATCCGGCCGATGGTGGAGCTGGTCAAGACCTGGCTAGCCCGCGGCGCCGAGGTCCGCATCTTCACCGCTCGCGCAGCCCACGCCGTCGAGCACGAGCTGCTGGCCATCGAGGACTGGTGCAAAGAGCACATCGGCCAGGTGCTGCCGATCACCTGCACCAAGGACTTCTCCATGGTCGCCCTGTTCGACGACCGCGCCGTCCAGGTCGAGCCCAACACCGGCAAGCTACTCGGTGAGAGCCCCTACCTACGCTGACCCAAGGAGACCGCCATGCTCAAGCGCATCGCCTACACCTTGCTCGCCGCCGCCTCCCTCCTCCTTCTCGCCGTCCCCGTCCTGGCCCAGCAGCCCCGCCTCTCCGTCGGCGACTGCAAGCCCCACGCCCTCCTCCTCGCCGAGCTGGCCGTCCTCTACAGCGAGCGCACCGTCCTCGTCGGCAAGTCCGACAGTGGCCGCGTGCTCGAGGTGCTGGCCGCCCCCGACGGCTCCTGGACCATGCTGATGGTCCTCCCCACCGGCATGGCCTGCGCCTCCGCCTTTGGCGAGGGCCTCGAACTCACCCCGCTGCCCGTCCCCGGCAAGGAAACCTGATGCGCTTCCACATCACGCTCGCCAACCTCCAACCCAACGACCGACCTTCCGCCTTCTCCCTCGTCGACTGGATCAGGCAAGGGCTCACGGACCTCGGCCACGAAGCCACCTCCGCCGACGACACCGTCCGCTCCGACGCCACCAACCTGTTCTTCGAGCAGTTCTTCCCCGGCGACGTCGCCACCCTGGCCGGCATCGACTATGGCGTGATCGCCACCGAGTGGACCGAGGGCGGCATCTGGAACCGCAACGACGCCGACCCCTACTGGCAAGCCCGGTGGCTTGGCTTCAGGGAGGTCGCACAGCGTGCCCGGTTCACCTGGTGCCTGGTGCCCGAGAGCGTGCCCCACATCCCCCGTGCCGCCCTCCTGGAGCTTGGCTGGGTGCCAGCATTCGAGCGAGCCTCCCTCCCCGACACCTACGACTTCTTCCACCACGGGTCCTTGACCGAGGACCGCATGACCATCCTCAACGAGCTTGGAAAGCGTGGCCACCGCATCGCTATGCCTGTCGGACTAGCGAGCCCGGCCCATCTGGATCGCCTGATCGGCGCCTCCAGGATCAACCTCAACCTCCGTACCACCAGCACCTTCCCGATCCCCTCCGTCGGAAGGATCGGCCATGTGCTGCACCTCAACCGCCTGGCGATCAGCGAGTGGGCGCCTTCTACACCCACCCCCGCCGATCTCGTCCCCATGTGCCCGCAAGGCGTCGACTTCGTCGACTTCGCCGAGCACCAGCTCGCCACCTACGACCCGCACTTCGCGGAGCTGGCCGTCGACGCCTACCGCCAGCGCCCGATGACCCGCTGCCTAGAGCGCGCCCTCGACCTCGTCCACTAGCTCCGGCAGCTCGAGCTCGATCTTCCTACCCTTCTCCGTCTGCCGCCACGTCTCGCCGGTCTCTAGCCGGCGCTTCTTCCGCCGCGCCCTGGCCATCTTGTTCGCCCGTTGTATCCGCAGCCGCTTCCCCTCCGGGTCGGCGGCATCCCGCGCCGCGTCCCGCTTCTCCGTCGCCACCTTCGCCTTGAACCGCTGCGCCGACTTCATCCCCACCACCTGGTGCATGCGCGCAACAGCCCGTTGGAAAGCGAGCGCCGACTGCCTCGGGCCGATCACTTTCCGCAGCATGGCCTGGTCCCCGGCATGGTCCTTGGCCCACCGAACCGCCACGCGCAGGACGGCATCCGCCTCCGCATAGCTGAACCAGATGTCGAACCAGTTGTCGCCCGTTGACTTGCCCCGCGGCAGCCGGCCGTTGACCGAGGCGTCAGGCAAACCAGCCTCGCGGGCGCCGGCCGATCTCGCGCAGCCGCGCCTTCTCCTCCTCGTTGATCCTCACCAGCTTGATCTCCTCCGTGATCTGCACCCGCACCGCGCGCCAGCCCTTGCGATAGAGCTGGCGCCACGTCTGCGTGAAGTTGCACCGCACCACCCCGATGGCCTCCCATCGCGTGTGCCTCGTCGACCAGGACATCAGGTGCCCGCGGAACGACTTGATCGCCCAGGCCCTGAGCGGCTTGGTTTTCATGCCGCCTTCCTCCCCGCCCCGATGTGCCGCTTCTGGCGCTCCTCCTTCGTCGGCAGCCGGCCGTTCTTATCGAAGAAGTCGATGACCCAGGCGCAGGTCTCGATGTCGTGCTGTAGACCGCCGAGCGCGCTATGCGGCACTCCGTACCTACGGATGACCCGCTCCTTCTCTGCGAGGTAGAGCGCCCCCGCCCGCACGAGATCCTCGCGCGCCGACTTCGGCTTCCACCAGGCCGCATCCCAAGGCCACTTCTCCGGCAGCTTCCTTCCGCCCTCGACCGCGTTGCGGTAGTAGCACGACGCCGCGATCTTCAAGACGTGGGTGGCGCGGGCGTCGTCGACTGCCGTGGTGTACCCCTCCACCGCGATCTGCCGGCACCGCTCCACCTGGATGTCGATGGCGCCGGTCATGGCGTGCCCGCCTTTAGACGGTCGCGCTCGGCGCGCAGGTTCGCCCACACCACGTCAAACGACACGTTGTTATCGTAACCTTCGGCCTCTTTCGCCTCCCTCAGCCAGCTTTGGTTCTTCCGATACCACTCCGAGTACCGTTCACTCAGGCGCCCCGCGGCGCCAGCCAAGCGGTCGGCTTCGTCGCGCTCTGCGATCAGGTCTTTAATTCGCCGCTCAAGCTCATCGACCATCGTCGACCGATCAGCGGGCGTGGTGGTCGACACGCTGATGCCCTGGAGCAGGGACGCAATGTCCCAGGTTTTGTGGTCCGCCATCAGTAGCTCCTCCTCGGGATCGCCGCCGGCTCCGTCAAGGCGATGTACGCCTCGTGCAACTGCATCGCATCGGCCAGCGCGTTGTGCTGCACCCCCTTGATCGGCGCCAGCCGCATGAGCTCCCCTGGCCCGATCAGCGGCCGCAGGTCGCGGACGAAGTGCGGCCAATGCTTCGGCACGTCGAGCATCCGCCCATAGAGCTGGCACAATGCCACCCAGTCGTAGGCCGCGTAGTAGGCCCAGAACTCAGGCTCGTCGCCGGCGAAGTCGATGATCTCCTGCGCGATCATCGCCCGCGGCTTCACCGGCCCCGTCAGGTGCGGCAGCACGTTGGCCGTGACCCACGGGCATGCCCGCGAGCGGTCGGTCTCGGCCGGCTCGGCGTAGTAGGTCTGCCCGCCAGCCCCCACCATGCCGATGCTCAGCAGCTCGATGGTCTTGCCGTCGTCGATGAACTCGGTGTCGAAGCAGGTCCGCATCAGAACCTCCCTGCGTCAGGGCCGAGCATTGCGCTCGCCAGCCCCGGCCGCAGCGCCACCCCCGTCCCATGCGGCACCGTGAACCCCGCCGCCCGCGCATGCCCTCCCCCGCCGAACAGCTTGGCGATCTCCGAGACGTCGAGCCCCGTGTCCTTGGACCGCAGCGAATACCCCCGCCCCTTCGGCCCGTCGATGTAGCAAGCCGCGAAGGGCTCACCCTCCGCCATCAGGTTCCCGGCATCGCTCGCCATGTGGTAGTTGGCGTTGAGCACCGGCACCTCATGGCCGGCGATCACCGCCCGGTAGGAGAAGGAGGCGATGGCATCCTTCACATGCTTGAGGTGGGCGCGGTCGATGGCTTCGCCCTGCCTGATCACGAGCATGCGTCCGGCGTTGCTCTCGATCTCGCGGCTGAGCTTCTCCACCACCTCGAAGTCGTCCGCGTGCGACCGCAGCACCGAGTGGATTTCTCGCGACCCCTCCAGGCCGAACCTCCACAGGTCCCGATCCTCGACGTGGTCGACGAGCTTCAGCCGCGGCTCCCCCGCGAAGAAGTGGTCCCACGTCAATCCCGCCCCGCTGCGGTCGAGCGAGAACACCACCATGAACCGATCCGCCTGCACCGGCGTCATTCGCGCCATGGCCCGCTCGATCTCGGCCCTCGCCGTCTTGTGGTGGTCGATCAGCAGCACATGCGCTGCCTGCTCGACCATGGCGACCAGCTCGTTCTCCTTGTAGCTGAAGTCGACGATGATCACCCTCGCGCCGGCGACATCCGGCGGCGGCTGCTGGTACTGGGCCGCGATGAACTCGACCTCGCGGTTGTTGTCGTTCGCCCACTTCCAGACGACCCAGGCCGCGACGAACCCGTCGGCGCAGTTTCCATGGAAAATGCAAATTGTCCTAGCCACGGTTGGTGCCTCTTTGGTTGAGAGTTTTGGAACGGATGTAGTGTCGCTCGCGACGCCGCCACTCGACGTCCGTGAGGCCGCGCGACCCGGGCAGCCTCATGCGCGACTGGAAGGCGATTAGGTTACGGGCCTGCCGCCTCTTGAGCCTCAACAGCGGCTCGATGGAGGTGAGGATACCGGCAGCTTCTTGGCTCCATGCAGCCCAGGTCCAGGCGGGTCGATGCTTCGACGTGTCGACCTTCTTCCGGCAGACGCGACCCGCTCCCGTGACGCGTTGGCACCACTTAAGCAGTTGAAGGTCTGTCATAGTGATGGAAACGCTGGATCTGTATGCGAACCCGCGTGTGCAAGACTTCGCGCTTGCTCCGGTGCGCGTCCGGCTGACGGCGATGCAGCCCTCGCCGTCGATCAGGCCAGCCAAGTAAGCGCGCTCGATGAGCCTCATCACCCCACCTCCGGGTCCGGCAGCTTGCTGTCATCCTCGAGCTGCCCGTCGAGCTGGATCTCCCCTCTCGCCAGCGCCCGGAATACCCGCGGCGACACGTAGACGCCACCCCCGCCGCTGCCGGCGAGGATCACGCCCGTCACCGCGCAGACCATGGCCGCCGCCGAGACCATCTTCGGCTCGTCGCCGGTGTCCTCGTAGATCGGGTGGAGCTCGTATCCCAAGGGATTACGGGGCATCAGACTTCCCTCTCGAACTTGGCGACGACCTGCTGCGTCGTCGCGTCGACGACGTGAGCCCAGGTCAGGCTCGTTTCCGCCTTGGTGCGGGCGACCGCCTCGGCGATCTCCTTGTTGTCTTCGGAGCTGTGCAGGTCCTTCCAGCCCCCGAGCGGGTAGTAGTTGTCGCCGGCGAAGATGAGGTATCGCTTAAGCATCGAACGGCACCTCCCTGTATCTGACGCCCGCCTCGACGAGCAGGTTGATGGCGTCCGCCATCGACTCCTGCCACCGATCTGGCACCAGCCGCATCGGCAGGCCCACCACCTCGCTCACCCCCGCCTGGATGATCTCAACGGCGCACCGCTGACACGGCGCCCCCCAGATCATGCCGTTGATGCTCTGGCACACGAGGTACATCGAGCACCCCTTCGTCGCTGTGCCCGCCCTCGCCGCACCCAGGATGGCGTTGAGTTCGGCGTGGACGATCAGACTCAGCCGCCTGTCCCGGTCGGCCAGCCGCTCCGGCGTGTCCGCGATCCCCCGGGGGAACCCGTTGAAGCCGTCCGACCGGACCTCGCGATCCGGCCCGACCAGCACCGCGCCCACCTTGGTCGACGGGTCCTTGCTCATCGAAGCGGTGAGCAGCGCCTTGCGGAGGAAGTAGTCGTCCCAACGATCACCAGCCATTTTCATCCACGATCTCCTGAAGGGACTTGAACGGGTCGTCGAGCAGATCGACCCGCGTTGTTGGCGTGGGGGCATGCACCTTGGCCGCCGCCTCGATCAGCGGCTTGAGGTCCGCCAGCGCCTGCCGCAGCGTGGCGTTCTCGGCTCGGGCCTCGTCGCGCTCCAGCGTGAGGACGCTCACCTCCTCGCGGAGGTCCGGGAAGCTCGCCTGGAACGTAATCCCCGTCTTGCTGTCGGTGACCGAGGTGGGCAGCCGCGGCGCCGGCGCGATGATGTCCTCGATGTCGTCGATGACGACCTTGGCCGTCCCCCCCTTGATGAACGTCTGCTCCTCGCGCATCCGCTGTTGCTCGATCATCCGCACCAGCTTGTCGATCTTGTCGGGCGGCATCCCTGCCAGCGTCGCGCCTTCGGCTATCGACCGCAGCCGAATGGCCGCCGCGCTGTCGCCTCGCGGCCGTGTCTTGTCGTCGCTTACAGTCACCTCGAACTCTCGGCCGATGGCCGCGTCGAGTAACTGCTGCATCCGTGGCAAGCTGTTCGCCATCTCGTCTCCTCAACCGCCGCCGGAGGCTCTCACCCCCGGCGGCGCTTCGATGATCTGCCATTGCCTGGTTAATTTTAGGAGGGTCAGGTTTGCCCATGCCGGCCCGGGACTACGTCGATGGGGGCCGCGCCGGTTAGGGATGGCAGACTATGCAGCGCGCATCGCGTCGCGCCCGGAAAGCGCCTCCACCCCCGTAGTGCGTCGGCACCGCTCGCGCACCCAGTCGGCGAAGGCGTGCGCCTGCATCCGATTGCGAGCGATGCTGATGGCCGAGGTGAACTCGAAGCGGAGCGGCTCCTCCACTCCCTTCACCCACATGATCACCGTCGGCGGCTTGACGATGATCGTCCTGTCGTCGGCCGGCGGCATGCCAGCCAGGAACCGGAAGCCCCTGGCCAGCACGTCCGGCTTCACCGTCGTCGCCTCGCCTGCCTCGATGATCATGCCGCCGATGTTGGCCGGCTCGATGTCGGCCGTGTCGAACCCCCACGCGGTGAGGTCAAGCATCAGGCGACACCCCCATGGGCCTCGGTGAACTCGCGCTCCTTCTTGCGGAGGAGGGCGTTGAGCTTGGCGGTGACCTCGGACTTGCGGATAGGGTTGCGGTTCTGTGACTTGGTCGTCGCCATGCGCCACCGTTCCGAGCGGTAGCTGAGCGGCATGAACACCGCGGCTTCCTGGGACGTGAGCCCCAGGAACTCCGTTGCGGCATCGAGGTTGTCGAGCGGCCCGTTGTCGGGCGTCAGTAGCCTGACGCCGAAGTAGCCGGCGACGATCCCCGCTCGCCGGAAGGACGGGATCGACGGCGCCAACCCCCAGGCGCAATGCACGGTGCCGCAGTCACGTTCCCGCCACCAGTTTCTCATATCGAACCTGCGCGCCTTCGTCGGCCGCCACGCCTTGAAGGCCGCGACGAACGTCCTCAACCGCCGCACGTAGCGGCGCTGCGTTGCCTTGTTCAATTCACTCTCCCTTCGCCGCATCGGCGACACCCGCACGAGGACCGCCAGCAGCCGACGCGGCGTCGGTCAGCTCACGGATGCGCTTGCTCAAGACCCAGGCCAGGTCTTCGCGCGCCGACACCCCGCGCTGCGGCAGCAGCGCCAGCACCTTCGCGATGTTGTCGTAGGCGTCGGCCTTGGGCTGGAGCCGTCCGATCTCGGCGCGCAGGTCTTCGAGCTCCTGCTTGCAGCGGGTCATCATGTGGATGGCCTCTGCGTTGGTCATGCTGGTGGTCAATTCACCCTCCCCTCGATCCGTGCCAGCAGCGACGCCGCCCGCACGTTGAACGCCTGGACCTTCTGGTGCATGGCCAGCACCTCGTCGGCGATCTTGTTGCCGTCCTTCGCCAGGTCGGCGATGTCGTCCATGGCCTTGGCCATCTCAGGCGAGATCTTCAGCTCGCCATAGGCCGCCTCGCGCAGGGTCTCGACCGCCTTGCGCGGCACGTTGACCTCCTTCGCGATGCGCTCGTCCGAGTAGCCGCTGATGAAGCGGCCGGCCTTGGCGTCAAAGTTGAGCTCGAGCAGGTCTCGCACCTTGCCCCGCTCGTCAGGTGTCAGCGCCCGTGGCTGGCCGGCGGTGATGGTGATGGTCGAGGCCGCAGCCCCATTGGTCGCGGTGCTCATCTTCGTCTTCCTTTGCTGGCATCCCGGGCATCGCACTTTGGCCGGCGCGCGGAGGTCGAGGTCCCACCCCTGCTGCCGAAACCACTTCGCCAACTGCTGGGGCGGTGGCCCCTTGGCGGTGCCCTTGCAAATCACGTTGCCGCACCCCTCGATGGTGCAGGCGAGCGCAGCGACGCTGCGCCCCTGCTCAGCCGTCCAGGCCCACGGCAGCTCGCGCCTGAACATCAGCGGATCGTGCTGAGGGCGTGCGCGATGCGGAGTTTGAGGACGATGGTCTCGGCTTCGCGGAGCAACTCGCGCTCCGCCTCGATGCGGCGCTCCGCGAAGCCGTTGCGGAGCCTGACCACGAGTTCGCCGAGAGGCGTCTCGGCCTGTGTCAAACCTGTGGCATTTGCACCCAACCGGCCGGTCGGGTTATCACCTGGATGCCTCGACGGCATTTCCTGGTCGCGTCGGAGATTGGTATTCGTCTTGCCGCTTCCCTTCATCCGGGCAGGCGTCGTGCTTCCCGGCGCGATGTTCTCCAGCCCGGCGAAGATGCGGGTAAGGGCTTGATCGAACGGCGCCTTGTCGGTCGATGGCTCATGCGTATACGTCATCGGCAATGCTCCTAGCATTCCAGTTGTGTGGCGGGGTTGAGGCGTAACCTGGGACATCTGTGACCGAAACCTGTGGCCAAACTGCGTCAAGCCTGGGGCGGCGGTGAGATCTTCGTGACCGATCCGAGACTATAAACCTTGGACGCGCCGACAATCAACTGCGAATTGGCCAAATGGCCATAGTGTTTATCCAACATGACCAGGGACGTGTGACCGAGCAACTTCTGCACCGTCCGAAGGTCCGCCCCGTTCATGATCAGGTGGCTGGCATAGGTCCGCCGCAGGTCGTGCGGCACGATGCCCTCGATGCCCGTCTGCTCCAGCAGCACCGTCCAGTGGTGGTGGATGCTGTTCACGCCGCCCCACTTCTTCCCCCAGGTACTGAGGAAGACGTGGCCCGTCCGATGCGGCAGCGCCTTGAGAACTTCCACCGTATCCTGGTGCAGCGGCACATGGCGGATGCGCTTCCCGCCCGACCCCTTGCGGCTGACGATGGCGACGTAGGGGTTCTTGGCTTCGAGCATGACCTGCGCCTTGGCATTGGCGCTGTTCGGCCCTGGCCACACCGCCTCCATCGCCTCGCCGAGACGAGCCCCGGTCTGTAGGAGGAAGACGATCAGCGGGTAGATCGCCGGCGTGGCCGTCTTCGCCGTCGACACCAGCAGCTCGATCTCCTCGAGCGTGAGGAAGCGTTCCCTTCCCTCCCCGCCTGCCGGCAGCGGGATCACCGGCACCGCCTCGATCCGGCCGGTCTCGGCGGCATGGCCGTACACGGCGCGCAGTTGGATGATGGCACGCCGCATCGTCGACGATTGTACCTTCGGTTGGTCGCCGTCATACCATTCGTCACGGAGGTACTGCTCAATCATCACCGGCATCGGCATGGGCGTCGGCACACGCACCTTCTTCCACCACCGGAGAAGGATCTCGACGTTGTAGCGCGTGCCCTTCGACACGCCCTGTGGCCTGGAGAGGTAGCTGTCCGCGAGCTCGCCGAACGTCAGCTCGCCGCTGTCGATGGGCTGGCCGAGCACCAGCCTCTGCATCATGATGTCGCGCTGCTTCTCAGCAATCGCCTTGTCCGCAGGCCCGAGCCCGGTGCTCTTGCGGATACGCTCGCCATTGTGCGAGCCCTCGATGTAGAGGCGACCGCCTCTCTGACTGACCTTCAACATAGCAACCCCCGTTAGGTGAGCACGCAACGTGAGAACCTAAACATTGTCGCAAAGTTTCGACAACTGCTTACGGAGGAGTGGTCGCCCTTTTAGGGCCTATTCCGAGATCCTGTACGACTATTCCGGGATGGCGGCTTGATCTCCCTCTTGGTGCTGTAGAGTTCCGGGTGTTTCATGTGATCATGGGCCGGCCTCTGATCTGCCCAGTCGATTGGCAGGTGGGCCGTCCGCAGGTAGTCGTCCGCCTGCATGGCGTCGACCGTGCCCTTGACCAGGGCGATCACCTCCGCCCGGGTCATGCGCTCCGGCCCGCCGTCGCCGTCGCTGCCCATGCCCAGATGCTTGCCGACCGCACGGATCATGCCCTTCACCGTCGACACGGACATGGGCATGTAGCTCTCGCCCGCCCCCAGCTTGGCGGTGAGCTCCTTCTTCTGCTGGTTGTTGAGCTTGAACGCCTCGGCGATCTGCTCGTTGGACTGCCCGCGCAGCACGAGCTGAAGCACGGCGTGCTGCTTCGGGGTCATGGCGACGAGCGCCCGCAACACCCGCGGGTCCATCTGCGACTGGCGCCCACCCGCATGGCGGTAGGCATCGGCCGCAGCCTCAGCCGCCGCCACGCGGATGTTCAGGTCATAGATGGTGGTGTCCTTCTCTCGGATCGTGTTCCGCGCCTCCTCTAGCAGGGCGGTCTGCTTGGCCAGCTCGAAGGCGAGATGGCTTGCGGCCGGGTTGTCCCCGGCCGCCTTCCCTTTGGTCATGTGGTTCTCCAGTTCTATGCGATGGGGACGTTCAACAGTTTGAGCACGGCGATGATGGTGGCCCACGGCGTGCCGTGGAATTGGGTGGGGGTCTGAGCGTCGAGGCCGGTGTGATAGCCAGGCACGGCCATGCTGTGGGTATTCCTGGCAGTCCCGTCCGAGCGAGCGACGAAGGAACAGCCGTCAAGGTAGAACGATCCGTCGCCGAAGACGTCGACCGTCTTGGTCATCACGTTCTTCTTCACGACGGCAACACGCAGGTTGCCCTGCTGCCTCTCGCACACGACGATCAGACTCCCGTCAGGCACCTGCCCGATCCTGGTGGCATGGGTGTAGCTGCCGAGGATCGAGAACCCACCCTTCACGGTGAGGTCGATCTTGTCGACGACGCGCAGCCACCGCTTGCCGACGAAGCGGGAGCGGGCCGGTGCGGTGGCCGGCACCGCGGACGGATGCGAGAGCGGCACCGGCGTCGTGTTGCTCGGGTTCGGGTTGAGCGTGAGCGCATAGGGCTTGCCGAAGTCGGTGCCGAGCCTGGTCAGCGCCAGGTTCACGACGCAGCTCAGCTCCTCCTCGTCGAGGCTGGCGATGATCGGCGACCAGGTGTTGCGGTTGGTGTCCTGCTGAGTCGTCATCAGATACCCTCCTTGTCGATCTTCTCTCGCGTCCTTGCGATCAGCTTGGCCGCCCAGTCAGCGTTCTCCGCTGCATGAGCAAGGCCGAGTGCGAGCAACGTGGTAGGCGGCATGGGCTCGGTGATGTCGCACGCAATGTGGACCTCACCATCCTCACGCAAGACGATGCACGAGTCCTTGGGGCCGACGATGATCTTGCGGGTCTCAGTCATCACTCACCCCCGCTGCGCCGTTGTCGACACCTGGCAACATGATAGTCACTCTTGCTCGCATCTTGTAGTGGCAAGTTGCACATCTTCTGATTTTACCCGTTACCGTCAGTTGCGGGTAGTCACTCGCCCCGTTCGGCGATCTTCTCGTTGGCGTACTCGAGGTGCTCGGTGTAGCCGGCGAGCCCCTGCTTCCACGGCCCGACGAAGTTGATGCGGAGGTCGCGCGCCTGGTCGGACGAAAGGTAGCCCTCCGGCAGGCAGGCCCCAGTGATCCGGTCGAAGGCGATGGGCCAGTCGCCATTGGTGACGGTGCAGAACACCGTCTCGTTCTCCACCCGATCCACCTTGCACAGCAGCGACGCGAGCTTCTTGCCGGCGGTGAACCACATGCCCTTGGTGAGGGAGGTAAGGCCGAGGGGGGAGGCGGCCTCGAACTTCGCCGCATCGACGACGATCTGCTCGCGCTTCGGCAGCGCCTCGTTGATCATGTGCTCGCCGATGCCGTCTGCCTCAAGAGCCGGCAGGCCGTGCTTCGGCTCCTTGCCGGTCGCCGCGTATGCCAGGTTGACGGCTCCCTTGAGCGTGTCGTAGGCGGCGTTGCCGCCGAGCTCCCAGTAGTCGATGATCTTGCGGCAAGCGGCGAGCGCCGCGTCATTGTCGCCCTCCACCACCTTCACCGGCACCGCATCGCCCTTGTACCCATCGGGGTATGCCTTGGTCTTGTTGGCGATCACCAGCTCGAGCGTCTTCTCCATGCCCTTGCGGACGTCGAGCCAGCCGAGCGCGTTCCAGGCCAGCATCTTCTTGTCGAGGACGTTGGCGATCTGCTTCATGCACTCGTCGACCACGCTGGCCACCGCCGCCTTCGACATGGCGAAGGTGCGCTGCGGCTCGTCGCGGCGGGGCAGGTAGCCGTAGTCGTAGTCGCTGCGCTGCCGGCTGGTGATCGACCCGAGGTCGGTGAGCGGGTCGTTCATGGTCGCGTCACGCAGCCCGGCGATGCGGCTGTAGTCACCATAGGCACGATGGCTGGCCCGCGGATTGAACGGGGCGGCGGTGTCGCGCGGAGCCTGCGGGGTAAGACCGACTTCGCTCGCGCGCTTGCTGATGAGTTCCTTCATGAGATGCTCCCGTGCTGGCGCCAGGCATTGGCCCGGCGCTTGATGATGGCGATGACGACGTCGCGGCTGGCGCCCCTGGCTTCACCCGCCACGCCCCACCAGAACAGGTGGCTGCGTATGCGGCACCAGCGGCGCCACCAGGCGGGCACCGTCATGGTGCGCCGCTTCGGTCGACGGATGCGTCTAGGCACGCAGCCGGTTCTCGGACTGGATCAGGTTGCTGCTCGCCTCGAAGCGGTTGCCGATGAGGATGCGGGCGAGCTGGGTCATCGGCTCGCCAGCGATGTCCTCGGCGGTGTGGATGACCACGTACTTGTCGTAGAAGCGTTGGACCGCATCGCTCTGGATGCCGAGGCCCACGACCTGCGTGCCCTCGCTCTGCATCCAGGCGATGACGTCGCGGACGTATTGCCAGTGGCGCTGCATCGCCTCGTGCTGCGGCTCGTTGCCGTAGCTGGAGCCCGGCGCCCCGTCGGTGAGGGTGATCATCACCTTCCGCTTCTCCTGCCGCTTGCGGAGGCGGAGGTACGCCATCATGGTCCCGTCCCCGTCGGGCGTGCCGCTGCTGGCCGCCCACGAGGCAGCCCCCAACCCGATGCGGCAGCGCGCCGTCGGCAGGTCGAAGGGCTTGAAGACGACGAGGTCGACCCCGTGGATGCGGTCGGCTTTGCCGTGGTGCTGGCGGTTTTCCTTCCCGTCCTGGAACCCCGTCACCTCGCAGGCGATGCCGGCCTGCTCGACGGCGAGGCAGAGGTTGATGGCCGCCTCCGCGGCGAGGCGGTCGCTGCCGTTGCCCATCGACCCGCTGCGGTCGATCATGAGCGAGACGGCGGTGTCGAAGCCGGGCGCCTCCGTCCGCCGGCGGTAGACGTCACGCTCGCCCGTGTAGGCGTTGACCAGGCGGCGGTTGTCGAGGCGGCCCTCCTCTTGCCGCTCGCTCCACCCGGTGAGCTGCTGCGAGAGCAGCGCCCGCTCGATCTTGCGGCGGATCACCGATGCCCGCCCGCCCATGACCCGCTCGTTGTAGGCGGCCAGCCCGAAGTTGAGGCGCACCGAGCGATGCGACACGCCGGGCCGGAGCTCGATCACCTTGTCGTCCGCCCGGCTGTAGATGGTGTAGGCAGCAGGGTCAGGGGCGACGTCGAGGATCTTCTTGAAGTCCCGGCTCGGCAGGAAGGCGTCGACCAGCGGCGTCGCTGCACCGTGGCCACCGGCTCCGCCGCCACCGCTAGCCTGATCCCCGCCGGCTACGGCAGCAGCAGCACCTTGCCCACCGTCGTCGCCACCGCCGCCATCAGCGCCAGCACCAGCAGTCTTGCCATCCTCGTCATCCTCGTCGGCGCCCTGCTCGGCGTCCTCGTCTTCGTTGTCGTCGTCGTCGGGGCCATCGGCATCGTCGCCCTCCTCCTTGTTCTCGTCGTCTACGTCGTCAGCAGCAGGTTTGCCGCCAGCCCCGTCACCATCAGGATCGTCGCTGTCGTTACGATCCCCAGCGCCACCCCCAGCAGGATCGCCCCCACCAGTTCCATCGCTCGGCTTCTTGCCGCCGCCCGATCCGCCGCTGCCATCGCCATCGCCCTTCTCTGCCTTGCCCTTGCCGCCGGCCTGACCCTTGACCTTCACGGCCATGGGCGTGGGGCTCGGCAGCGTGAAGACGTTCGGGTCCTTGATCTGCTCGAAGATCTCGAGCGCCAGCTCCGCCGTCTGCTTGGTGTTCTTGCACCGGGCCAGCTTGTCGAGCTGGTCCTCGGCCCACTCGCGGATCTCCTCGGGCACCAGCTCCCATGCCTTGGCCGTGATGTCGCCGGCCGCGCCGGCGCGGAGCGAACCGCCGAGGCTCATGGCGTAGGGGCCGATGCCGCGCAGGGTCATCTGTCCCTGCGCCTGCATGGTCGGTGCGTTGTCGACCATCTCCTTGGCCACCGCATCGGCGCAGCACGCCAGGTGGTGGCGGCTGCCCGGGTACTGGTCGATCATCTTCTCCTCGACACGCGGGTCTTCGAGGCAGTTGAAGATGGTCTTGAACAGGGGGTCGGGCGTGGCGAGGATCGCCCTCTCCCACGCCTTGCCGTCGGTGTAGAGCAGGTGCGCCGTCTCGTGGTCGACGTAGCCGGCGCCGATCTGCTGCTGGTCGATGTCGAGGCGGGTGGTGGGAGGCAGCGAAGGCAGCACGACCTGCGTGCCGGAGGTGTATGCCTGGTCGCCGCGGAAGACGACCGAGATGTTCTTGTTGTGCCCGATCACCTGCGTCGTGGCGATGCAGGCGTCCTCGAACACGGGCACGGGGACGGCGGAGCGCAGGCCGGTCATCGGATCATCTCCTGCTCGATGTCGAAGGCGCACAGCCCGAGCTGCACGAAGCCGAGGTTGATGCGGAGGAAGGCGGGGCCGCAGCGGATGGTGATGCCCGACCAGCGGGAGACGATGAGGTAGATGCTCAAGCGATCACCCTCGTCGCGAACTCCTTCACCGTCTGCGCGTCCTGCGACACGAGGCGGTTGAGGAAGCCGGAGTGGAGGGCGAAGCGCAGGGGGTCGTGGTTCTTCTGCTTGGTCGAGGCGCGGATGCGGGTGTCGTACTTGGCGATGGCGATTAGGTCGCCGGGCGTCATCACGTCGATGATCTTCCCTTCCTTGAAGGCTTCACGGACCATGGCTGCGAGCTTCAGCAGCAGGTCGACGGTCTTGTCGGACGCACCGGGCGCCTTGTTCTTGATGATCCGCGCCTCCTGATCGGCAGGCAGGTAGTCGAACTCGATCCAGGTGGAGAAGCGCCGACGGAGGGCGAGCGGCTGCGCCTTGGTGCCGACGTAGGCACCGCTCTCGTCGCCGGCCAGCTTGGTGTTGGCTGCGATGGCGATGCGGCAGAGCGGGTTCGGGGCGATGAAGCGGCCGCCATCCTCGTTGATGAGCAGGCCGCCCGGCTTCTCGGTGACACGGTAGAAGATCGGGATCACGTCCGGCCGGATAAAGTCGACCTCGTCCAGGTCGAGGATGCACGGCATCTGGATGGCCTTGACCAGCTCGCCGTCGATGAACTTCGAGACGGTCTGCCCGGTCGGGCTGGTGAGCAGGGTGTCGCGGCCGATCAGGTCGAGCCGGCCGATCTCGCTGTCGAGGTTGATGCGACGGAACATGAGGCCGGTGCGCTGCGCTACCTGCTCGAGGAAGGAGGTCTTGCCCGTGCCGGTGTGGCCGGTGCAGACGGCGCGGTCGCCCTCCTCGAAGGCCATGAGGCAGCGAGCCAGGCCCTCGATGTCGAACTCGAAGAAGGGATCGAGCGGCGGCAGGTAGGGGTTGGGCGCATCCCAGTCGAGGGTGGTGATGTCGAAGTTGAGGATCGACGAGACCTTCTTGCCGGGGAAGAACACCTCGCCGGCGTTCCGCATGACGACGGTGTAGCCAGGCAGCACGCCGTCGGAGGGCATGGTGGTGGGCACGGCGGGACGGCTGGCCTGGGTGGCGAGCATGCCGCGCAGCCGGTTGGCCTCGTCGACCGTCTGCTGCATCGACACGCCGGCCTGCTTGAGCTCCTCCTCCTTCTCGGCCATGCGCTGGAGGATGGTGGCCTGCCCGGTGAAGGCGGCGAGCAGCGGCTGGATGTCGGTGATGCGCCCGCTGGTGGCACCGGTGAGGGCGGAGTTGAGGACGGGACGCATCGCGTCGAGGATCACGATGGGTCCGGTGGGAAGGGGTGCGGCGGTGGTGGTGGGGGCGACACCGCTGGCCGCACTGGCTGCCCGTCCCTGCTCGATGGCCTGGAACAGGACCTTATCGGCGATCAGCTCGTCGCGCAGATCGGCGCCGCTGTTGTTGTCGGCGAGGGCCTTCACCTGCGCGTCGCTCTGGCGCTTGAGCGAGGCGAGCAGGCGCTGCGCGGTGTCGACGGAGGCGTTGATCTGCGACTGGTGCCCGTTGGGCAGGGTGGCGTAGAGGTGGTCCTTGATGGCGTGGAGGACGGCCATCCGCTCGTTCGGGGTGTCGGCGAGAGCGGCCGACGCAGCGGCGAGGGCGTTGACCTGGTTGGTCATCGGGCTGGCGTTGTCGAAGGCGGTCATCAGAGCAAGGGACATAGATCCTCCGTTCAGCGGGGTTGCCGCTGTTGTTCTCCCCCTCCCCCTTTGGGGGAAGGCGCGCGTGGAAGTGGACTAGGCGGTCAGCTTCTGCCGTGGACCGGCATGGCTGAGAGGTCGCCGTCGGGCGTGACCTCGCCGGGCGGGACCGTGATGGGCTGCTGCCCGGAGGCGGCGACCGCCTCCTCGAGGGACTTGATCCGGGTCGACAGGTTCAGGGCGAAGGTGAGCTTGGCCTGGGCGGCGTTGTAGCCCATGGACTGGAGGTTCGTGCTCACCGTGTGCCCGCAGGAGGCGGCCATCGAGGTGAGGATGGCAAGGAAGGCGTCCATCGAATTGTCATCGACGACGGTGTGCGCTTCGACCGCGGCCTGCCTGTGCAGCTCAGCGAGGGCGGCCATGTGCTTGGCGATAAAGTCGAGACGCTTCATGGGTCAGGCCACCTTCTGCATGACGTGGTTCGGCAGCGCCATGCGAGCGAGCGCGATGGCACGGCGGAGGGAGCGGCGAGGACCGCCGGCCTGGCGACTGTCGAGGAGGGCGGCGCAGGCGAGGCGCATCAGATCCTCCTCGCCCTTGAAGGGAGGGGGCACCGCGACCTTGCGGGCGCCCGCCCCGTAGATGTCGGGGTGATGGCCGGCGACGACACCGCAGACGTGGGTGGCGCTGCTGCTCTCGTGGCCTTCCTTGGCGTCGCCCCATTCGTCGTTGGCGACGGCGAGTTCGCACGCCTCGGTGACGGTCTCGGCCTCGACGGTGACGTGCTTGAAGATCGGCAGCAGGTACTGGATCTGCACGGTGTAGGGGCGGAGCCGAGGCGGCGGCATGTCGAACTGCGCGAAGGCACGGGGCATGGACGCCTCGACCCGCCGGTCCTCGGCGATGTTGGCGTCGGTGGGGCGCCCCTCGGTGGCCGAGGAGAGCGCAGCCACGAGCGCGGCGTGGCTGGTCGGTGTACCGACACGGATAGTCGGGGGCGCAGGATCACGGGACATGGGACCTCCAGTAGCCACTAGGTTGTCGCAAAGTTACGACGCGGTCAAGCGTGTCGTTGCGTGACCACGTAACCGAGGTTGCGTCAGATAGTGACGGTGACGTGCTGCCAGGCGAAGCTGAGCAGCCCAGGCGACGCTGAAGGGGCCGCTCATGCAGCCCTCGCGAACTGCACGAGCGCCTGCTTGCGCGTCATCACGATGGGCGCCGGCGGGTCGGGCCAGTTGTCGTTGGCCAGGTGCGAGAGGGCGAAGCCCTCGCCGCAGGCGGCCTCGATGGCGAGCAGGTCCATGAAGACCTCGGGGATCACGGGGTCGATCTCCATGGTCTCGGCCAGCCTGGTCGCGACGTCCACCTTGGCGAGGCGGCGGTCGATGCGGATGATCTGCCGCTTGGCTTGCCGTCGGTTGCCGGTCCTGGTGCGGGCCGGCCCGGTCGCGCGGGTCTCGGCCAGGAAGAAGGGCGCCGTGGTGTTGGCGGCGACGCGGGTACGCATGGGGTTGGTGTACATGGTCATGGTCCATCCAATAGGAGGCTGGCGAGGTACTTCTTGCCGTCTTCGTGTTCGAGGCTGTAGCGAGCGACGGCGAGGGAGCCGGCACGGAGCGCGACCTTCGCGACCTTGCCGGATGTGGCGTTGAGGTTGATGCCGGCACGCATCTGCTGGAGGCGCTCCTGGGCCATGGCGAGGACCGTGGCGAGGTCGTCGAGGGCGTTGCGGGGTACGGCCATGGTCAGCTCGCGAAGTTGCGGTCGCAGTCGGCGATGCGCTGGACACGGGCGAGGCTGTCGCCCCGGTCCATGAGGGCGCTGGCCAACTCCTGGATGCGCTCGACGGCGATGGCGTCCTTGCGGACGATCTCGTCGTGCAGCGCCTTCGAGACGCGGGACGGAGCCCGGTCCCACATGCGCTTGCGACCGAGGGCGACGAGGAACAGGGTCCGGCGGAGCTTGGCGGTCTCGGCCAGGCGGCGGACGGTGCGCGCGGTGCGCTCGCGGAGGGTGGTCAACGCGCACCTCCGGCGATCTTGCGCGCCAGCCACACGCTCTTGTGGCGGGCGAGTTCGACGGGCCGCTTGTCGGCGGCGATGGCGGCGCGGAACTCCGTGTGCGACCGCTCGCCCATGGGCTTGACGACCTTGTTCCAGAACGTGACAGTGGTGCCCTTACGCATGGTCATGGCTAACTCCATGGCTGTGTCGTAGGAGCCCGCGAACGGATGCTCCTAGCGACGATTGTGGGAAAGCGGGGCTGGGTGTTGGCACACCTGGCCCCGCTGCTTTTTCGGGGTTGGCCGTAGCGACGACGTCGAGCGTGGGCCGGGCGCTTGACGTGCGGGAGCGAGCATCGGACGCTGGTCGTCCGGCTCGCCCATGGTGCCTAGGGTTGGGTGGGTCGTAACGGGCTGGCGCTCGGGCCTTCGCAAAGGCCAGCCTGACGGGCAACGGACGTGGCCGCGTCCCGCGCTGTCGTGCGGCACGGGGCTGGAGCGATGGCCGCTTGCTCCAGCCCCACCGCGATGGCCACGCTCAAATGCGCTTGAGCAGGCCGGCGACGAACTCGCAGATGTCCGCCTTCGAGTGCTTGGCGACCAGGAGGTCGCCGATGGTGTTGAGGGTCGCCTTCGGCGTCGGCTCCGCCGTCTGCGAGGTGGCCTTGGCGATGGGCGCGGGGGTGCTGCGCTTGGCGGCGAGCTTGGCGCGGCCGTCGGCGAGCACCTGGGCCTGGGCCGGGGTGATCTCGCGCTTCGGGCCGGCCTTGGCCGCCGCCTGGGCGGGCACCGCGGACGCCTGCGGAGCGGGCTTGCTGCCCTTGGCGATGCCGAGGTCGGCCAGGCAGGCGACGCGGGTGTCGGCCTCCGGCCGGCGGGCGTCCGCGAGCAGGACCGTGACGCCGTTGGTGCCGGTCGGCGTGACGGGGATCACCTTGCCCGAGAGCTTGACGGCGAAGCCGGACCCGTCCGTGAACGTGCGCAGCGGGCGGATGAGCGTCTCGGCCTTGGGCTTGCCGTCGATCCCGACCTGGGTGACGACGACGGTGAGGCTGCGAAGCAGCGACGTGCTGGCGATGGCGGTCATGATGCGCTCCTAGCGTTGGCATTGCCGGTGGACCGACCGGCGGCGGTTCGACACCCCCCTTCTCCCCTGTCCCCTTTGGGGACTGCGTGCGCCTGGCGCATAGCGTGGGGAGCGACGCGGCCCGAGAGCCTCGCCAAGCCAACCGGAGGGCCGGTCGGCTCACCCCCCTTCTCCCCTCCTCCCCTTTGGGGAGACGCGGTGCGCGCAGCTCGCGAGTGGAGGGGTGGAAAAGCCGACGGAACCGGTCCCCTTTAGGGGACATGAGCGGCGAAAACCCCCCGAAACTGCGGATTTCTTCCGGTAGGAAGCGGAAAGAGCGCGGGGTTCTATCCCTACACACTCTGTACCGCAGAGCGACCGCCGCAAACCGGGCTCCGCCCGTCCCGCTGACGCGCCAGCAGATCCTGAGCCTGCGCCAGGAGGTCTACGCGGCCGTGGTCACCGCGCTCCCGCATGTGACGGCTGCCGTGGCTGGCGAAGGGGGGATTTCCCTGTCAAATCAACAGGTTGCCCTGTTCCGCACCCTGCTGGCCAAGGTCCTACCGGACCTTCAGGCCACGTATGCCCAGGTAAACGTGCTCACGCAGACGCTGGACCGCATGTCTCGCGAGGAGCTGGAAGCTATCGCTTCGGGCCAGGAAGTCCCGCATCCCCTCGTAGAGGGCAGTCCGGTCCTGGAAATCCTCAGTCAAGTCAACGACTTGGACACGACGACCACGGAACCTGTGGCGGTTTCCTGCCCGGAGGGCACCCCCTCCCCCCCGCCTCTCGCGACACCCCCGGGGGCAGGGGCCGGCCCGCCCGCGACACCCCCGGGTGCCATCGTGACTCCCCTACCCCCGCCAATTTCCGAGCAATCCGAAAACCAAGGCTAAGCCCCATGAGGCCCCAGATGTCCCAGAACGGCGCACCGATGATCCTAGATCGCGAAGGGGAGGCCATCCGCACAACCGCAAATGAGCGCGACCTCGTCGCCGTCATCCGCAACCTGGCCCTCCAGAACATCCCGCCCCAGAACCGCCGCGCGGCCATCACCGAGGCGGTCGGGCGCCTGGTCGTCCACACCACCACCGACCCCCGCGAGCGCATGAAGCCTGGCTTCCAGCAGCTCGCCTGCACCTACATGGCCAAGACCGGGATCATCATCCCCTCGTGACCTCTGCCCCCGACTACATTCCCGAGCCGCCGCTCACCAATCCCCGCCCCCGCCAGGAGGCGGCGCGCAAGCTGCTGGCCATCCGCCAGGCCGAGGAGACCTTCCTCGGCTACGTCCGCCACATGCGGCCGGAGTACGTCCTCCAGGACGGCCACCTCGAGATCATCGACAGCCTCGACCACCTGGAGAAGGGCACGCTCCTGAACTCGGCCGGCGAGCCGGTCTACCGCGTCATGACCAACGCCCCGCCCCGCTACGGCAAGACCGAGATCTGCACCCGCCTGTTCAGCTCTTACTGCCTCGGGCGCAACGCCCGCCGCGCCATCATGCAGTCGTCGTACTCCTCCGACCTGGCCAACCGCTTCGGCGGCGAGGTCCGCGACATCTGCATCAGCGACCAGTTCAAGCAGGTCTTCCCCAAGCTGACCCTCCGCGACGACCTCCGCGCTCGCGACGAGTGGGGCACCACCGCCGGCGGCTCCTACATCGGCCGCGGCCTACAGGCGTCGACCGTCGGCCTGCCCGCCAACTTCCTCAACCTCGACGACCCGATCAAGAACCGCGAGGAGGCCGACAGCCTCACCAAGCGCACGAAGGTCAAGGACTTCTACATCGGCTCGCTCATTACCCGTAAGGAGATGCTCGGGCCGGCCATGCCGTTCGAGCTCGTCACGCTCACCCGCTGGCACCCCGACGACCTGGCCGGCTACATCCAGACCACGCCCGCCTGGCTGAAGGGCCAGTGGAAGCACATCGTCGTCCAGTCCCTCCAGAAGATCAAAACCCAGGTCCAGGTCCGCCGCTCCGACCTACCCCCAGGCCACCCCCTATTCCTCCCGACCGACAAGGTCACCGACCTGCCCGAGGACGAGCGCAACGTCCCCCAGGAGGAGGACCGCTCGATCTGGGAGGCCAAGCTCCCGCTCTCCGAGCTGCTGCACCTGCGATCCCTCAGCGAGCGCGAGTTCTCGGCCCAGCATCTCCAGTCGCCCTACGTCATCGGCGGCAACGTGCTGAAGGACGAGTGGTGGCAGTTCTACAAGCCCGAGGAGTTCGACCAGCGGCAGATCTCCAGCCTGGTCATCTCCGTCGACACCGCCTTCAAGGTCTCCGAGCAGGCCGACTACTCCGTCGCCCTCACCGCCGCCCTCACCCACAGCGGCGACATCTACATCCTCGACGTCGTCCGCCAGAAGCTGGAGTTCCCCGACCTCAAGCGCCGCCTCATCCAGATCAACAGCAAGTGGCGTGGCCGTGGCCTCAAGGGCATCTACATCGAGGACAAGGCCAGCGGCCAGTCGATGATCCAGGAGCTGCGCCGCGAGAGCGGCGTCTCCGTCATCCCCTACAAGGTCGTCAACGACAAGGGCTCCCGCGTCGCCGCCGTCACCCCCCTGATCGAGGGCGGCCGCGTCTTCCTGCCCGACGACGCCCCATGGATGGACGCCTTCGCCCAGGAGGCCCGCGAGTTCCCCAGCTCCGCGCACGACGACCAGGTCGACGCCCTGGCGATGGCCCTCGACGTCCTCAGCCGCACCCTCACCCATGGCCGCGGCAGCGCCCTCCTCAACGCCCCGATCACCGAGCTGCCGAACCTCCTCGGCTCCCTCTCGCCCCGGAACCCGACCAACCCCCTCCAGGCCATCCTCGGCAGCGACTTCCGCTCCCTCGAAGATAGGTTCCCGCCCCTCGGCTCGTGAGGACGACAACCCGACCGACCTCACGTACCGACCCCTATGGCCTGGTACACGAACGCCACCATCGAGCCCGACCGCGAGATCGTCTGCGATCTCTCGAACCTGGCCCCCGCCCTCCTTGAGGGGCTGGACATCTCCGCCGCCCTCAGCGACGAGCAGGAGAAGAAGCTGGTCGAGTTCGTCCGTGCCTGCTTCAGCATGTCGCACGACCGGATCTCCCAGCGGTACTCCCACTGGCAGGCCGCCGACCGCGCGCACGACGTCTACGTGCCGGCCGACGCCACCCGGTTCCGCGAGAAGGTCGTCATGGCCGACACCCGGGCCATCGCCGACACCGTGCTCACCTACATCATGGCCGCGATCACCGGCCGCAACCCGACCTTCCAGCTCGAGGGCCTCAACCGCCGCTCGCGCAAGTCCGCCGCCATCGTCGAGCGCGTCCTTCACCAGCAGATGCGCCGCCAGGGCTCCGAGATCCATCTCGCCCAGCTTTTCCTCGACAGCATCCGCTACGGCTTCGCGCCGACCAAGATCACCTGGGACGGCAAGGCTCGTTCCAACATCCTCACCAACTTCAACCCCCGGCGCGTCTTCCCCGACCCTCGCGTCCAATGGGGCAACTGGGCCGCCGCCCAGTTCATCGGCTGCTTCGACTGGTTCTCCTACGACGCCCTGGTCCAGACCGGCCTCTACCCGAAGCTCAAGCAGTTCCCCGCCCTCCGCCAGACCCGCCAGCGCAGCGGCGATGGCTGGAAGCACCATTCCTGGTCCCAGGAAGCGGGGCGCGGCCTGTCGATCAACCCCGCCCAGAAGTCGACCCACCTCGGCAACAACAACTTCTCGCTCGGCGACGCCCGTCCCTGCGACGAGCTCTGGGTCCGCCTGGCCGGCTACCAGCTCAACCTGCCCGGCATCGACAGCATCTACCTGGTCATCAACGTCCTCGACGAGGATGTCTGCATCCGCTGCCAGGCCAACCCGAACGGCATGCAGTACCCGTGGGTCCTCGGCTCCCTCTACCAGGATCTCCACAAGCACTACGGCCAGGGCCTCTACGACCTGCTCCTCCCCCTCCATGATCTCGCCACCTGGCTGCTCCGTTCCCGCGTCGACAACGTCCAGGCCGCCCTCAACAACCTGATCTTCGTCGATCCCGAGGCCGTCTCCGTGGTCGACCTGATCAACCGCAACCCCTATGGCGTCGTCCGCACGCTGCCCGGCACCAAGCCCGGCGACGGCGTCCACATCGCGCAGATCCCCGACGTCACCCGCGGCCACTGGTCCGACATCGGCATGCTGTCCGATCTGAAGCAGCGCGTCTCGGCCGCCTCCGACGCGCAGCAAGGCATGCCCACCGGCGGCATCCGCACCGCGACCGAGGTCTCGCGCCTCAGCCAGCTCGGCAGCCAGCGCCTCGGCGTGCTCTCCCGCATCCTCTCCGCCACCACCGTTCGGCCGATGGCCGGGATGATGGTCGGCAACATCCAGGACGCGATCCTCCTCGACGGCTCGATCAAGGTGAACCCGGACACCGCGCCCGGCCTCCTCAGCCCGCTGATCAAGGAGGACTACCTCGACTTCTCCATCGCCGATCTCCAGGGCGAGATCGACTACCTGGTCGTCGACGGCACGCTCCCCATCGAACCCACGCGCTCGCCCGAGACGTGGATGAACATCCTCCAGATCAGCCACCAGGCTGGCCTTGGCATGGAGCTCGACCTCAAGCGCATCGCCCTCGAAGGCATCCGCTCCATGGGTGTCGGCGACATCGACCAGTACCGCATCTCCCCCGAGCAGGCAGCCGAAGGGCCGACCCCGTCCCAGCAGCTCCAGCTCATGGAGAAGATGCGCGGCGCTTCCGTCATGCCCGAGGAACAGCTCGACCAGGAAGTCACCAAGGGCAACCTCATCCCGATGTCGGAGGCGGCTTAAATGACCCCCACCAGCACCGAGCTCGAGCAGCAGCTCCAGCCCCTCCAGCGCCTCTACATCAAGGCGCTGCTCCATGAAGCCGCGGCCGAGCACGCCAAGGAGCACGACCAGCTCAAGGAGAGCTTCGCCGTCCGCATCCGCGCCCTCAACGAGGCTCTGGCCGAGGAGCGCGCCCACACGAACAAGCTGGAGCGCCTGATCGGCCTCACCCCCGCCAGCCGCCGCCGCCTCGGCGAGATGATCGACGCCATCAACCGGGCCATCGGCGAATGACCGGCATCACCCGCCCCACCGGCGAGCAGCTCCGCTTCGAGAGCGCCCTCACCGGCTCTCACGTCCTCGACGACTACCTCGAAGACGCCGAGGTCGGCGGCCGCACCCTGGCCGACCTCATGGGCGACCTGTTCGACAGCGACACCGGCTCCTTCGTGCCGTTCACCCACCGCGGCACCTACGCCAACACCACCGCCTACAACAAGGGCGACCTCGCGCGCACCACCGCCGCGACCGACCTGTCCTCGGTCCCCGCGACCTATTGCTGCGTCGTCGCCTACACCTCCGCCGTCAGCATGAATGCCGACATCGCCAACTGGCGCCTGGTCGCCAAGGACGGCGACGTCGGCGCCACGGGTTCCACCGGCGCAACGGGCGCCACCGGCGCGACCGGTGCGACCGGTGCCGCCCCGACCATCACCACGACCAGCACCACCAGCCGCACCATCGGCGCCGGCAGCTTCACCTTCACCACCGCTGCCGCCCTGACCGCTGCCATCGGCACGCCGCTGACCTTCACCAGCCGCGCCAACTCCGCCAACTTCCTCAGCGGCGCCGTCACCGCCATCGCCGGCACGTCCGTCACCATCCTGGTCGGCGCCAACGACTATGGCGGCTCCGGCGCCCAGGCCGACTGGGACGTGAGCTTCTCCGGCTTCCGCGGCCCCGTCGGCGCCACCGGCGCGACCGGCTCCCCTGGCGCCGCCAGTGAGAGCGCCGCCGGTATCGTCGAGATCCCGACGCAAACCGAGCACGACACCGGTACCGACGACGGCCGCGCGTCCTCGCCACTGAAGATCGCCGCCGCGCCTTACACCATCGGCAAGAACGTCTTCATCAACGGCGCGATGGAGATCTGGCAGGCGGGCACCGGCTCAACCACGGCGACGGCGGGTTCGCGGAACTACCTCGCCGATCAGTGGTATGTGAACCCGTCGGGCGCCAACATGGCGATGGCACGGTCGACCACCGTGCCGACCGCGAGCAACAAGGCGCGCTACTCGCTTCAGGTGACCGGCGCCACCAGCGGCACCACCTGCCTGATCGGCACCCGCGTCCCCGCGGCCGACGTGCCGGCGGTGAAGGGCTATGCGACTTTCTCGTTCTACGTCGACAACGCCACCGGCGGTGCTTTCACGCCGAACCTTCTGATCGGGACGCCGGGCGCGGCCGACGACTTCACCACCGTCACCAACCGCCTGACCCAGGCGATGCAATCGTGCCCGGACGGAGCGATCACCCGCGTCACCTATACGGCCGACATCTCGGGCTACACCAACCTCGCGAACGGCCTGCAGGTAGAGCTGCAGGTCCCCAGCGGATCGCTCGACAGCGGCGCCAAGGTCGTCCGCGTGACGATGTGCCAGGGCGAACTAGGCCAAGTGGCGACGGCCTTCGAGCGGCTGCCGGTCGCCCTCATCCTGTTTCAATGCCAGTATTTCTATCGAGTGTTCGCGACGGCGGACGGGAACCTCGGCCACGGCTTCGCCGACGGCGCCACGACCGGCACCATCGCCTTCGATCTCGGGCCGCCCATGCGGGTGGCGCCGACCTTCTCCGCATCCAACGTCACGCATTTCCAGGTCGATGCCGTCTCGGGCGGCTCGGGAGCGACCACGGGGCTGACGGCGGCCGGCTCCTGGACCAAGTCCGTCGATCTCCGGCCCGTGCGGTCGGGCTCGTCTTGGACCGCCGGCCAGGGCATTCGTCTGCTGGCGGCGAACGCCTCGGCGGCACTCACCTTCAGCGCGAGGCTCTGATCATGCGGACCTACATCGACTTCGGCGCCGTCCTGACATGGAATGGCATGACCATCCCGAAGGACCCGAAGAACGCCGACTACCGCGAGGCTCTCGCGATGGTCGGCGCGGAGACGGCGGAGATCGTTGCCTACGAGAAGCCGAGCCCGACCGATGCCGACCGGGTATCGGCGAAGCAGGCGATAGACGACGCCGCTGAACGGTGCCGGCTGCTCTGGATCACCGGCGGCGCCGGCCAGGCGATGGTCTATCAGGAGAAGCGGGCCGAGGCGGTGCGCTTCGTCGCCGAAGGCGGAGAGCCCGAGGACTTCCCGATCCTCTCGGCCTCGGTCGGGATCGAGGGCGAGGATCTCGCCGCCGTCGCCGCGGTCGTGCTGAGCACCGCCGCGGCGTGGACGGCGCTCGCCGCCTCAATCGAGGGCTTGCGCCTCTCCGCCAAGAGGTCGGCCGGCCTCGCCGGGACCTGGGCCGAGATCGACGCCTCCCAGGCCGTCGACTGGCCGACGCCTTAAAAAACGGGAACCTCGCGAGGAAGACGTAGCGCCCGAGCGCGCGTAGGAGCCAAGCATGCAGATCGAAGTCAGCATGGTCATCGAGCTGGCCGTCCTCGCCGCCGCCCTCACCGGCTACGCCTGGCGATACAACCTCTACGTCGAGAAGAAGATCGAGCAGAACCGCGTCGGTGCCGAAGCCCGCATCGCCGCCGTCGAGGCCCGACTCGAAGCCGTCCGTGCCGAGAGCGCCAAGCGCGAAGACCTGCACCGCATCGAGACTGCCCTCACCGGCGTCCACGAGCGCATCGACCAGATCTACACCCTCATGCTGAAGACCGCCTCGACCCCGTGACCCGCACCCCCACCGCCATCGACGCCGACCTCCGCGCCGCCAAGGAGCTGGCCGCTTCCCGTGGCTGGGAGCTGATCCGCCAGCACCTGAAGGACGAGGTCTACAAGCTCTCCGTCACCAAATCCCGCAACGTCCACGCGACCCAGCGCCAGAGCGACATGAGCGACGGCGCGATCAGCGCCACCGACGGCTTCCTCCACCTCGCCGACACCATGGTCGTCCGCCTCGAAGGCGAGAAGGCCATGCTCGCCGCCGCAGCCGATACCCCCGAAGGAGCAACCAATGCCTAACCCCGACCTCGACGCCCTCAACGCGACCATCCTCGGCGACAAGGCCGCCGACCCCGCTGCCCCGGCTGCTGTCGCCGGTGGCGGCGGCACGGCCGGCGAAGGCGCCGCCCCCGCCGAAGACATCGACGCGATGCTCCGGGACGTCATCGACATCGACATGGGCAAGGGCGGCAAGCGCCAGCTCTCCAAGAAGCAGATCGCCTCGATGGTGGAGCGGTATGGCGAAGCCTCGTCCCAGCTCGACGAGAACTCGCCCGTGCTCGCCCTCGTCGCCAAGATCCGCGAAGCCTCGCCCGACGCCTCGCCCGACCAGATCGCCCAGTTCCTGGCCCAGGCCGCGCAGTCCTACAAGCCCGACCCGAAGAAGAAGGACGGCGAGCCCGCCGCCAATGCCGACGGCGGCGACGCTTCCCTGCCGAGCGACGACGACCTCACCAAGTGGGAGAAGGAGAACGCCGCCTCCCTCCCGCCTGGCTATCGCCAGATCGGCACGCTCATGCAGACCCTGGTCGGCACCATCGCCCAGCAGCAGGGCATGCTAAAGCAGGTGCTCGAAGCCTCCGGCGCCGCCGCGCAGGCCGCCGGCAAGCTCACCACCGAGGCGGTGAGCACCAAGAACACCAACGCCCGCGAGCGCATCGGCATGAACCTCGACCGCGCCCAGACCCAGCTCCAGCTCGCTGACGACGACGCCCAGCCGTTCATGGCCTTCGCCCTCGACCGCGGCTACGTGCCCGAGGACTTCGGCCGCTTCGACCTGACCGTCAAGGTCATGACCGACTACAAGAACGCCAAGGCCGGCCCCGAGTTCGAGCGCCTCAAGAAGATCGCCGAGCGCCGCCAGGCGTTCTCCGGCTCCCTCGGCGCCGCGCCCCAGAGCGCCCCCGGCAAGCCCGCCGCCGGCGCCGACACCACCTTCGAGAACCTGGTCTCCGGCCAGATGGCCAAGCTGGGCTGATCGTGATCAACCGGGCGGCGGCCGACCCCGACCCGCCGCCCGTCTATCTCTGCACGCGGTGCGACCGTCGCGTGCTGGTCGAGTTCGACACTCACACCATCAACGTCGTGATCAAGCGCGGCGTCTGCTTCAAGTGGTGCCGCGAGCCCGTCTACCTTCCGGCCAATAGCAACTTTCGACGCACCACAAAAATAACGGTTGCGTCTCCGACCAACTCCACGCATCTGAGAGACATCCAAGCCTCCTAGCGACCGCCTGCGGGCCGTCGAGCGGGAAGCCCGGATTGCAAGGCAACCAAGCGGCAGGGCCGCAGCGGAAGCCGGACCAAACCCAAGGCTCACCCCAGGCGCATTGCGCCCGCTCTCTAGGAGGATCTTCTCATGCCGAATGGCCCCGCTGGCATCCAGGGTCTCCGCGGAACCGGTCAGTTCTCGACGGACTTCCGCCCGACCAACTACCGCGAATACTACACCCTGCTCGAGCCGAACGGCTCCGCGCCGCTCAACGCGCTGCTCTCCATGGCGCAGTCCGAGGCGACCGACGACCCGAAGTTCAACCAGTTCCAGGATGAGCTGCCGGATCGGACCCTCGTGATCGACCATGGCGCCGGCTACACGACCGAGACGACCCTCCAGCTCACCTCCGGCTCGCAGGTCGGCTACGTCGTCACCGGCACCGTCATCGTGAACCCGCGCACCGGCGAAGTGATGCGCGCGACCGCGAACGGCGACACCGGCGCCTACACCATCGTCGTCACCCGCAACATCGGCGGCACCGCCTACACGATCACCGACGTCGACGACCTCATCATCGCGGGCCACGCCGCGGTTGAAGGTGGCGACACCCCGGGTGCGCTCTCGTTCGACCCGACGATGACCTACAACTACACCCAGATCTTCAAGACCGCGTTCCAGCTCACCGGCTCGACGGCCAACACCCACTTCCGCACGGGCTCGAAGGAGACCGAATACACCAACAAGGCCCTCAAGCTCCACATGACCGACATCGAGCGGACCATGTTCTGGGGCAAGCGGTCGGAGGTGAACGGCTCGACGGCCCAGCCGCTGCGCTACACCGGCGGCATCCTGACCACGCTCTCGCAGATCCTCGACGGCGACACGCAGACCACCGCGGGCACCATCACCGAGGAGGCGTTCGACGACTACCTGATCGGCACCGTCTTCGCCTTCGGGTCGAAGGAGAAGATCGCCATCGGCGGCGCGACCGTGGCTGGCCACCTCCAGAAGTTCGGCAAGAACCGCTGGTCGCCGTCCGTGGTCGACAACACCTACGGGGTGAACATCACCCGGTACGCCACGATGGCCGGCTCGCTGAACTTCATGCTGCACCCGCAGTTCCGCCAGATGCCGCAGATGGCCAACATGCTGGTCATCCTCGACCTGCCGTACCTGCGCTACCGGCACATGGCGAACCGCGACACCCAGCTCCTCAAGGATCGCCAGGGCAACGGCACCGACGGCAAGATCCACGAGTTCCTGACCGACTGCGGCCTCGAGTTCCTCCAGAACAAGGTCCACACGGTCATCAAGAACTGGGACGCCATCGCCTAAGAGGACGACGTCTCGACCGACTACTGGCAAGGGGGGAGGGCAACTTCCCCCCTTCCTTTTTGGAGCCAACATGTCCGAGACCGACCAGGCCGACACCACCACGAAGCCGGCCCCGAAGACCTCCGTCCCGCCGTCCAAGACCCACACGATCTTCTTCTCCAAGGAGAAGGAGCTCTACGCCATCGAGATCGAGGTTGGGACCCATGACAGCA